CTACATCCGATAAATTATTTGCAGCGGCTAACCCACCACTAGCTACAAAGGATGTAAACGCTACAATCTCTATAATGTCATTAGCCAAAGCAGCGGTAGCCAGCACAACGTCAGAGCCGTTGGTCGCGGTGTAATCGGCGGCAGCTAGTTTTACGCCGTTCATATATACATCGACAAAACCTACGCTGTACCCACTTGTAGCAAAGGTGGTCTGCCCTGCCGTAGCAGTAAAAGCCTGACGCTTCTGCGTGGCCTGTGGTACTGGCTGTGTGCCTATGTATCCTGACATATCTTACTCCGACTCAGGCCAAACGGGCCAAGTTATGTTTTCGGGAAACCCAGCTTGTTGAGGTACATCACGCAGTGCTTGTCGGAAAGTGCGCCACTCATCCGTCACATAGTCAGGCCAAACATGACTGTCAGATAGTTCAAGCATCATTTTACGTTGCTCTCTAGCTGCATCAGAAAGATTAGACATTATATTTTCCCTACGTTAAGGTAAATTGAAGATGAAGACAGAGCAATTCCTATGGCTCCACTGCTGGAAGGCAGTTGAGCAACGCTAAGTGATGCTGAACTAGGAGTTATTCCATACGACTTTCCTGCGGTCAGTCCACTTACAGATGTATTAATACCACCAATAACCGTAGCCTTGCCTGTTGCCCCATTTGAAATGTTTTCCGCTGCAATACCTACAAACGATGGGGCGGTTGCATTAAGAATGCGAACATTAGTTCCGTCAGCATTTACCAGACTACCCGTATCAGGGTCATAAACAGCAACGGGGTATTCACTGCTGCTCCCTGACCCCCATTGAATCTTTGATGTTAACGGTGAAAACGTAATCTGTGTAGTACTTACATCTATTTGTAAAAGAGTATTTTGTGACCCCGCACTTTCAGGATACTGCATGTACATTTTATCACCAGCAACGACTACATAGGTTTGTCCCGGTCCTATCTCAACAGTCGCATCAAAACGAGTTCCACTAGGCACCGTAATATCCGTGCCACTAACTGTTAAAATGTAATAGTACAAATAAGAGCCAGCATAGCCCTGTATAAGAACTGTTCTGTTAATAGAAGGAATATAAGTTAACTCTGGACGATAACTTCCGTTAGAAAGACCATCACCGTTAACTGCCGTCCCACCACTAACACTTGTTCCGCTAATTGTTAAAACCCTTAGAGTAGGAACACCCGCGCCAAAACCTACCATCGAAAGAACAAATTTGTTTGCGGTAGAATCAAAACTCAAAGCCGTTGCGTCTATAGTAGCATTAAGTGTAGACACTTCTGCTTCTGTACCGAAACTAATAGAAGTACCGCTGACAGTTCCAACTCTACCGTAAACCTTACCGTTGTTCGCGTTGTAAATACAGAGAACTTTTTGTGCATTACTGTCGTATTCAACTATAGTATTATACTGGGCGCTACTTTTCATAGATACAGGAGTGCCAAATGAAAGGTCAGTACCACTAACCGTTACAACTACGGCGTAAGGGTAATTATTACCATTTTTTTGTGTATAAGTAACTACAGTTTTTCCAGAATTAACATCGTAAGCGGCATGAATATCATCTGCGCCTACACTGGTAGTAACCGCTGTTCCAAATGAAATTTGTCCGTTAGCAATAGTGCCTACTCTGCCGTATAAATAGAGGCTTGTACCTTGAAAAAACAATAAAACCTTATCATTTGCAGTATCATAAACTAGGGCTTGAAATTTTGCTGCCCCACTACCCTGCGCTACAGCAGCCTGTAACTCTGCCTCTACCACAGAAATTGTGCCGTTAGGATTAAATCCTACTAAATCACCCGCTGAAATAGCACCTGTCGCAGTGAACTCTTGCTCACCACCACCTGATGCCGCCACAAATGATAAATCAGTGCCATCAGATGTTAGGACTGTTCCCGCAGCGCCTTTTGCTAAAGCAGATGACACGCCAGAACTATTACCAACATCTATAGAGCCGCGTGTCAGAGCGCGTGTAACGGTGCCTGTAGCAGTCAAGTTGCGGATTGCGGTAACATCTTTATTGGCATCTGCCGTAAGAACCTTGTTGGCCTCTGTAGTGCCGTTGGCTGACACCTTATCGTTCAGGTTTAATTCCTCAATAGACGCATCAATACCCGAAATAATTCCAGAGCTTTTGCTGCCAATATATCCAGCCATTAGGTAATCTCCAGTACCGATAATATTGTGTCTAGGCCACTTGCTGTATTAGCTACGACCTTGACCACATCTGCGGCCTCTAATATTATTTTACCGTCTAAAACAGACAGTGCGCCCTGTGCGGGTATCGGAGCATCTTTTACTATGTAGTAATCTGTGCTGCTTCTAGTAATGTAAACACTAGCCTTTATCTGACTTGTCAGAATGTTAGCTAGGTTAATACCTACTGCCACCGTTTGTGTATTTGCAGCCACTGTAACAACGGTAGCCGCTGAAGTTCCCGTTGCACTAGCTAAGTAACTCTTGAATGTATTAGCCATCGTTTATCCTAACGCTATGCTTAATGCCAAAACGTCACCAATTCCCGCTGGGGCAGACCCCGCTACAAACAGGCTTGGGACGCTTAGACCTGTGAACGCATCTGTCATTGCCGCAGAAGCGCCTGCGCCATCAGAAAATATAGCTTTAACCTGACCATTCGGGACGGTTATTGTCGCCCCTGATCCTTGCTTTACTATAATATTTTGACCACCAGTAGTGGAATTTTGCACAAACCAAAGTTTGCTAATATTGTTTGGCCCAATTGTTATAGTGCAAGAGCTACTTAAACTGGCGCTACTGGTATACGTTAGAAACAAAGACCTTCCGGGTGAAGATGTACCGTCTACTAAAGTAGTAGAGTGCTGTGTCGGGTTTGAAGAAGCATCTATTTCTTCAGTGCCATACCCAAATGCTTCTGCAATTAACTCAAGATTGGTATTAGTGGTCGTTCCCCAAGTACCCGGCTGTTCGCCAGTAGCGATTTCTTCCAATCTTAAATCGTTTGTGTAAACACTAGGCATCGAAGTTCCTAACACTTTTATTTAACATTTTTATATCTTCCATACCTTTAAAACGCAATCCTTTTCCAATTGTCGGCTTCTGACGGATAAATAGGCGTCCAGTTTTGATTAGCATTAACCCCTGCAGGATTCCAAGATGAATAAGAAGACGGGTATATTTTAGTCCAAACCAAAGGAACCCCTACCTCGTTAGTCCCTACAACCCCTGTAACGTAATACCTAAACGCCAACGATATTGCTTCAGGTGGTATAACCGCAGTGGCCCCCTGAACTCCTGTCGCGTAGTATGAGAATGTTGTAACTACACCATTATCTAGGCTTGTTGTACCTAAAACTCCTGTCGCGGGTATGTTCGCTGTAGAGGTAGTATTTACCACTTGCCCCGTCACAAGACCATCAACGCTTAGGCTTGCCGCATCTACGTCACAGTCAACTCTAAAGTTAATATTGCCGTGTTGGGCATTCCAATTAAGCCCTGTGATACTAACGTTAGCATCTGCTGCGAATGTAACATTATTAACAAAAACGTTGAATAACCGTGAAGTGCAGGTTGCTTTTGATTCCGCTGTTACCGTCAAACCACGCGCAGGTTCAGTTGTGCCATCACCTAAGATAACAGACCCGCTAAAGGTAGCAGAGTCAGGAATTATTTCAGTTACGTTTAGTTGGATGTTCCCAAGGCTAGATGTAACCAACTGAGATGTTACAGAAAGTACATTAACAGATTTAGCCGTTAGCCCACTTCCTAGTGTAAGGGTTATTTGGCTTTCACTGAAGTAGGTAGTGTCGCTTGGACTAGATATTACAACCCCGTCCGCAACAAATCTGCCTGAGTTAGTTGCATCAGTGTTATTTATAATTTGCGTAGCAGCTATCGGAGCGTCAAATGCGCCCAAAGCAAGAGTTAGATCGAAGTCGTGTTGTGGAGTGCTTATATTAGCCTGACCACCCATGCCGCTATGGTTCGTGCAGTAATAGTGCAGTGTGGGCGCACCACTAGCTACCACAATTTGCGTATACGCCCCAGCCTGACCGGGAGTTCCTGATGTTGTAACACCTGTAGTATACTCAGAACCACTGCCATGAGTGCCATTAGCTGTAGTGCTGAACCTGAGTGGATGAGAGCTATTGCTAGAATCAGATTGGTCAAACTTATAAGTTTTACCTTCGGAAAGACGTAGTGTGGGGGATACTTTGTAGTCGTACCCCGTTTGCATGTAGAATTTGTTACCTGAACCATAAGAGTTGGTGCCTGAATCCACTGTTACGGTGTAGTCGAATACAGGGCTTCTAGCTGGGTAAGGGTATACGTTACTGTTGGCTGCTTCATTCGGCTCTGCTACGAGCCGTGCTTCTGCTGTATTTAGATGCCACTCTGGGTCAAAGGAACCAACCGTCCCTACACTAAACCCGTCAACGGTCATGGTCTTGGTGACAAAAACCTTACCATTAACGTCATGGTCTGCTGTACCCTCTAGGGTTATATCTTCTAAAGAAACAGCTACGTTAAGTCCTTGAACCGATAATGTAGCCGGGACGGAAAGTGCGCCATTTAAATTGAGCGTTAGCGACTGAGAATCACTATCTGGTATAATATGTTTATACCCAACTAGAGCCGCGCCAACCTCTGTGTTTGTTTTATCTGTACCAAATGTATTGGTTGATAATGTCCCTACAAAGAAGCCTTTTTCTTCATCAAATCTTTGTAAAACTCTATATTTATTAACACCGTGCATAGACCCCAGAAGTCTTTGCACAGACGCTGTTATCAGGCTTTCACCAAAATATGTATCTGTGTTGGATGGGTCAAATGTATTTAACGTTTGAAACTGTCCAACTATGACGCCTAAGTAAGTAGGATCAGATGCAGGGGGGAACTCAAGTGTTAGCGACAGCGAATCACTTAAAGATGTTATGGTCGCTACGTTACTGCTAATTGTTTCAGACGGCAGGTGATATAGCTTTGGTGCCTGCAAGTGAGTAGTTCCGCTAACAGGATTAAGAGTTATATCAGTAGTAGCAGGGTACGTGTATTCACCGTTTGATACAGGCGCGAAAGCATCCTGCGACACTATAGGTGCAGTGTTAATCTCTGATGTAACTTTAGTTTGAAACGACAGGTTTTTAGATATGGTCCTGCCTGAATCGTCTAAGTAAGTTGCTGACCCCGCCTCATCCCAAACGGGAGGTGAACCTAATCCGTCATAATTGCTAAGACTTGTGCTAGTATTTTTATCTCTCATGCCTAGCATGAGAACGTTATCCCAATCGTAGTTTGTACGGCCTTCTATACGAATCCAACCGTAAGTATTAGAGAAAACCATAGTTTCAGGTTTTCTTACTGGCTCAGTAGAAATAGTCGATGAAACTTTTACTGTAACCCCTGACGGAGAAAACGGAGCTAAAGAGGCTGTAACCTCTAAACCGTTGTTCATCCAATCAGGTGTAGTAATTCCTTCCCCAACACCAGCGATTGTAATAGGTGCAACACGGCCTTCATCTGCTAGGGTGGCAGATGCTATGGGGGCAAAACCTAACATTTAATTAAACTACTCTATGTACTATGTTCATAAATATACCTGCCATTGGAATCGCAAATAAACATTTTCCTCGCATCTACGCTAAACCTAACTACGGCTGCATAATTGCTAGGCGTGTGATGGTATTCGATACTGCTATAAGACGCAGTACTTAAATCAAACGCAGTGGTTAGGTCAAATTGAACAATGTCATCAGCCCAACCTGTCATATATAGTTTATCCCCAAATTTATTCCAAGTTACGCTATACGGGTAGCTGTCATATGTGGCAAGATTAAGACTGTTATTGCTATAAGACGCTGTAGTTA